GGCACATACTCAACATCATTAAGACTAAAATAATCTTCTTCATACCCTCTCCTTATCAAACAAAGCCAATTTATCGCCTATTTCCTTTAACCTTTGTTCAATCTCTGCGTCAATAGAGCCATTCACACGCTTATCAATATTAAAAGTGCGTTCCTTGATTACCTGAATATCAGCAAATAGTTGCTGGTGTTGCTCGCAAAAGTTCATTTCCTCTCCTCTACTTCTCCGAGAAAACCCTCCTGCTTGCATTCGTGTGTCATAATTACTCCGCCTTTTCTATTGCTTCATCCAACCTTTTGGCTCAACATCTATACCACTTTTTCCAAATTTTCAATCTTAGCCAGTTTTTCATTTATTACCGCAAGTTCTTTTTCGAGTTGTTCTTTCCTTCTTTGAAGTTGTGTCTTATCCTCTTTGGTTATTTTCGGTGCGGTATCTGTAAATTCATAAAGACTGCCTACAATTTTTTTTACTTCCATAACTTACCTCCTTTTTGATGATACATTCACGCCGTTTAATCTTATGATGATACTTCCGTCCTCGCACCTTACCACCTGCGGGGGATTAGGAACTACTACAATATTTTCTTTATCAAGAAATTCTTTTAATATCTCCGCTGGGTTTCTTTTTTCATTGTCTTTTGGGTCAAACATTTTGTTCCTTTCTTATGTGTTGGCAAATCACATCTCCATCCATATAAAGTTTATAACCTGACTTTTGAGCGTTCTCCCCGAATTTTGCGGTGATGCCTTTATAAATATTCTTGCCGTCGCCGTCTTTTATAAATTCCTCTAATCCATCCTCAAATTTTATCTTTTCCAACACTTCTCTTTTTATGAGCATACATCCTAAAGGAGACATATCAACCTCAACAATACCCTTTTCTGGCGCGTAGTAATGACAAAGTTTATCGCCATTCCATCTTGCCGCTATCCATTTTTTATCGTTAGCCATAAGCGACCAGCCAGAGATTATGTCCTTATCTCTTGACAAAAGTGTCTCAAGGGCATTTAAGGGAAGAACGGTATCACTATCAACCATAAGAAAATGTGTTGAGTCCGTTCCTAACACCGCCTTTCTCATCTCGTTCCTGTTCCTCACCGAATTAAGGGTTTTATTCTTCGGGGGCAATGAGTCTAACTGTAAGGGGTTTAATTGGTGTATGATTATTGCCCTATCGGTAAAAGTCTGCCTTCTTAATGCCTCGTAACAGGCTCTTTCAATATAATCCTTTATGGGAACAAGAATAGTTACTTTCATACTGCATCCTTTGCTACCGCTACTTTTGTTATCACACTTCCTCCTTGTTATTGAACGTATAAAATTCCCGTGTTTGTATCAACATAAAATACTCCCGTTGTGTTAATGGTTGCAGGTGCTCCTGCTCCACTTTGAAGTCCAGAAAATGTCGCACCTCCATTTGAAACCAAGTCTGCATACTGAATAGTTAATTGCTGACCGCCCCAATCAAGAGTTTCATAATTAGTTCCCTCAAAATGAAGTGCACCAAGAGAATTTATGGCGTAAGTGCCGTCACATAACCCCAGAGTGCGAGTCCCATCTCCAAGTCCTGTTAAATTATACCCAGCCGCATCTATATTTGAAGTCCACGGGGTTTGAGAACCACTGCCACAAGATTGCCAAGACAAATTTCCATAGCCGTCATTGTAAAGATAACCATTACTATCGTATGGATAACTGTGTCCAGCCCAATTCTCTGCTGAACCTGCACTATCGGCATAACTTGCGTTATACGCATAGTCGGCATATTCAACTACGTTGTCATAATCGGTATCGTAGACTGATTTGCACATATCGCCGCCGCCTCCTTGCAGAATCCAACTATTTGTAGATTCACAATAATAAATCCTTTGACCAGAAGGAGCATCATCTTTAGCATAGATCTCCCCTTGGATACACGTAGCAGGTAAAGTATTACTATGCCGTAGGCCTCTACGATAATAATAATCTGGCTTACGTGTATGAGGATTTAGTATTGTTTCAAAGTGAGATAGTGGTGGTGGAGGATCTGCCAAAGAAAACTTAAGAGAACTAGTCAGAAATAAAAATACTCCTAAAAATATCCTATGACACTTCATTAAAACACCTCATAGTAGTATTTATAAGTTAATTCTTCTCTAAGCCCCCAATAAGTCACGTAATTTTCCTCTCCCCGGTAATATCGATAAGTGCCATTAGCAGTATTCTCCTTTAGGATATAAAATGCCCCTTTCCTGTTGATATAACCATTATAAATGATAGTTTCGTCTCCAGCCTTCGGAAGACGATCAGAGACAAAATACCCCTGCACCAGAAAGTGCATATAAGCAAGATCATTTAGGGTCATCGCCGCTCCTTAAGTTTCTTTCTATTCTTTTTCTAACTTTTTTTTAACTCTCTCAGATTAGTTAGAATCTTGTCTTTATAGGTCCTTTCATTTTCTTTTAAAGTAGTTTCTCTCTCTTCAAGTTTACGAATCTTAACCTTCATTTGGTCTTCCAGGTCCTTTAAAGCCCTGTCTCTAGCCATACAAGACCTCTCGAACTCATCTTTTGCCCTGACAAACTTTGCTTCTTTGTCCGCAATAACCTCCAAATCAGTTTTAATCTTATTCGTTAAGGCAACCACATCCTCAATCTTTTTTACAGCTGCCTCTCTCTTAACTACATCGGCTTCCCGGATATCTAAATCTGCACACCGCTTAGCAAATGCATCCCTGTCTCTAGCTTGTGCTGCTTTCTCATCATCCACTTTCTTAAGACGCACCACTAACATATCGTAAAGGTCACGAATCGCTTTAAGTATCTCCTGCATTTATCCCTCCCTGGTTTAGGCCTCCTCTACATGAGTAGGCAATTCCTTAACCATATATTGAGCATCCATTACATCTATCCCCGCCTTGGCCAATGCCAATTTTTTATCAGCTAATTTATTAGAATCCTCGTCGTAATCGGAATAATAAGTATATTTAGCAAGGTCCTTTATAATTTCTATCTCCGGCGCACTCCCATAGAAAGTATCAGATAAAGAAACATCGGATTCGTCTTTAAAATGTTCAACATAAATAGTCTTGGTCTCTTCGGCAGTCTTGTCAAAATATATCGTATTGCCAATAATCCAGTAGTAACTGGGATTGCCTTTAATAGTAGTATTTAACTCGTTGTAATTACTGCCATGATAACGCAAAATCCTAGTCCTTTTACCATCTACCTTATAGTAAACCCCATCTTCTCTTTCGGAAATAAAATCAGCCGGTAATGAGACATAATTGGTATCAATAGTTAAAGTCAACTCTGCGGTAGTTACGATCTTCCTGGACTTGGCAAAAGTGGCGAATCTGCGGATAGCGCCTTTTATACAGGTCAAAATCACAGAAAGCACCGTATCATCAGAAGAGTCCAAAGCCATCTCTTCAATCATTTCATCGCGAATCTCCGATATTAGCATTATTTCCTTCTCCTTCTCCCAGATTTAACTTTACCTAAAGAACTTGCCCCCGGAGTCGGACCTGACTCATTTTTTGCTTGTGGGACTTTCTCTATTACTTTCTCAATACTATCCGGATACTTAGCAATAAAACGATCCTCTAAAATAGATTTATCTTTATCCCCCTCAACACCAAAACCTGCTACATCTAAAGTCTGACTGGGATTAAGAATAATCCTTTTACTATTCCACGATAAGGTTATAGGATCTGTGCCTTTATTCCTTAACATAATCTACCTCCATTTTATCTGCTCGTAGTTCTTCTGGTAAGTCTCAGAGGGCACAAAAATTACCGTGCCTTTAAATTTACAACCCAAATCAGAAGCAATCTCTTTAGCACCTTGAGCAATATCCTTATTAGAAGCCTCCCGGCGTGCCTCTTTATCTTTTAATGCCTCTTTTAAAAGCAGACCGCCGGCTTTCTCCTGAGCAGAATTAAATCTTTTAACCTTAAAATCAACCATACCCAAAAAAAGGCTAAAGGAAGATAGTCCTTGACCTCAAAGCCAAAAACTATCCCCTTTAGTCTTATATTAACCTTAGGGAACAGGTGTTTGAGCTGACATCCTGGCAGAAGACTTAAACTTTCGCGCGACAAGGTTGAAATAATATTTTAAAGTGCCTTCCCAGACGGTCCTATTAGAAGATGACCTCTTGAGGATCCCACCATGAGCATCAGCCTCTAACCAAGCAAAAGGTGTAGACATCTCTGCCAACGTAAGCGCATCAAAATCAACCATCTGAACATAACCAGACCAGGTATCAAAATCAAGCATTACCCCTACGTTGCCACCCATGAATTCCAGACCTTTCCACCCACCAGATAAGACCTCTTTCAAATCAGCAGTCTTCTTCATAGAAGTTAAAAGAGATCCATAGTAAGCAAATAGCCCAGTATTCATAAATATTGTCTTGGCACCTCCGTAACGAGTAGTCTTTAAGTAAGTGGCAATCATATTCGCCTCGGTTAAGGTGGTAGGGGTGTCGTAAGTAAAAGCGTTTGCATAAGGAGTTCCAGATCTGGTTAAATTCTGAATCGTAGCAACATTATCACCGTCGTCAATAATCCCAGCCAAACCCATGGCCTCAGCATCATAAGCCTTAGTGATCACTATATCGTTTGTCCAAGTTGCTCCAGCTGCTAAGGTTACCCCTGTAGCAGAATCAACAGAAGAAATCAATGCTGTAGAACCGGTGCCAAACTGAATATATTGCCCAGCGCAAAGATACTCTGTAGCATCTCCACCGGAAGGCGAAGACTCTACTGTTAAAGCTGTAGAATTTGCGCCTGTGCCGTTAGCTTGGCATAATTTACCAGTCCCTGCACCATGCAAGATTCGGTTAAGATCGAGCTTAAAATCATCCTTCAAAGCAGTAATTTCAACTGTAAGGATGGATGCGATGGCCTTCACATCTCCAGCTTGTGCAGCCTCAATAGCCTGGTCAGTCAACTCCAAGGTGCCAAAAGCATAAGTCATGCTAGTATATGGCTGTCCATAGGCAGCTTTGCCAGAAAATGGCTCAGTGCCTTCTGCGACAGAATATATACCAGAATGTCTGCCAGTGCGGGCCGCGATGTAGATCGTGTTGTTAGAAATCACTACCCCCACATTCTTTTTAATCTTCTGAAAAAGCACATTCTCAATAGGTAACTGACTCTGAATGACAGGGATAATGCGTTTCTTCAAAACCGCACTAATGTCGCTGATAGTCAGACTGCATCCTATTGGGACATCGAATCCCAGTAGTCTGAAAGTTCCTATCAGCAGAAGCAACATAAAAGCAAACTTTTCCATAGTAACCTCCGTCTCTAATTACTTAGTTTTTTGACTTTCCTCAATTAGAGACTTCTCAATCCCTTCCTGGAGTTTATCAAATGTTACTTCTGATGCTTTCTCCCCTCCTTCTCCCCCAGTTCCGGGAAGAGAAGTGTGTTTAGTCTCAAGGTATTTCTTAAGTTTCGCCTCTCCGTATTTTTGAAGGGCAGCATGCATCTGTCTGCTTACTTCATTCACAGTCTTAACAAAATCTTCCTGAGAGGCATATTCTTTCGGATTATCCTTGAGATAGGAAATAACCAGCATCCTCCAGAGTTTTTGACCCGTCTCTGTATCAAACTCAAGACCACCTTTCTTTGGATCAGTAAAATTCGCCAGGGCCTCATTTAAGACTTGCTGGGCAGCTACTATGGCTTCTTGAGTCTCTTTATCCGTTATTTTAATGCCTGTGTCCTTAATGTCCTTATCAGTCTTATCTAACCGAGTCTCTAAAGCCTTAACCTTAGTCTGCAAACCTTTAATTACCTTACCCTCCGGGGAATCAGGATCTATCCCCTCGAGCAATTTATCCAGGTCTTCTTTAGTGTCCTCGACTACGCCTTCTAAGGTCTTAAGAACTCTATCTAAAACAGCCTCGTCAGATAACCCCTTTTCAGTCAAACCTACTAGTGCCTTAACCATCTTGGGATTCTTCCGGACTGCATCTGCGAATGTGATGAGGTCCTTGATTTTTTCTTTCTCTCCCGCAAGCATCTGGGTCTTCTGGGTATAATCCTCATTCAACATAAAACCTTTACGAAGATCTGCCAAACTGACTTTACGACCTTCTCCTAAATCCAACTGGAAAGAATCGAAATCGGATTTTTTAACCTTTACTCCTGCGATGTCAATAACCTCACCTTTGTCTTTTTTCTTTGTGATATAATCTTTCTTTTCCTGTTCGATCCTGGTTGTCTTTGCTTCTTCTGTTTCTCCATCCGAACCCCTGGAAGGTAAAAAATCCTTGAGTAGCTTTTCTTCCTCTGTCTCCTGGAGGCCCAGCTCCTTCTCTAAATCCGCTGCAGGATCATCCTGAAATAGAATCGGCATACATAAGCCTATGAATTTAAACATCCTTAATAACTTAAACATTTCTTCCTCCTTTTTTCTCTACTGCTGTCTTTCTAAGGCAGCTTGGTAGAATGGTTAATAAAATCACTTCGATCTATTGACTGCCTCTTGGTATGGATTCTGAGGGATATTTGCTCCATGCCTTCTGGCTTGGTCTAATGCCACTGCTCTCTTTTTGGCAAGTGGCCAGGACTTATGATGTTCTTTTATCACATCCATTATTTTGCCTACATCGCTGGTCTTTGGTAACGGCATTACTTACCTCCGGGGCCCTGTGGTCCGGCTGCTAATCTTGCAGCAGCTTCCTGCTCCTGCAATAAATAGGTCTGATGCCCTTTCCTGTGTTCAATAATCTTCTGTTTTATTTCCTGTGGCAAAGTCATATATCTTTTAGTTTTCATAAAATTAGTAATGACTGTAAGGTGAACTGTATGATCATCCCACTCCTCGACGTTAACGGCCATCTGGGGATCAAGCAGATGTTCAATTTCTTCTTTCTGTAAAGTCTCATCCAAAGAAATATAGATCCCTTCCACGTCCCCAAACTGCAATAACTCCCTGGCTTTGGTTTTATCAATGTAAGCTTTCTCCTCAAGAAGCATAATATATTTCTGCCTCTCAAGTTTGGAAGCCGGCAAGGCAGAGCCAAGCGAAACTCTGATCCTGCGGTTGCCCTGGACATTCTCGCCCTTGAAAGTTTTGACTTTTACTCCGAATTGTTCTCCAGTTATTCCTAAGATCCTCGGCTCGGAGTATTTTTTCTCTATAATATCCAGGACTGTTTCAGCAAAGAAAGCTAAACCTTGCTCAATTGTAATGAGGTCCGGAGATAAAGCTCCTGCATCCATTTCAGAGAGAGCTTCAATTGCCACTCCAGATTTTGCCTGCTCAGGAATCCTGCCTAAAGAAGCATCATGGATACTAACGACATCTTCCATATTAGTTTTAATCCGGGTTATATCCTCAAATAAATACTGAGGCGCAGAAGGTCCAACTTCATATTTAGGAGCTGGTGTGCCGCCGGCATGATAAATAATCTGGCCAACTTCATCATCCCATTTAGTCTCAAGTTTGGAGTTTTTATCTACCATTACTTTACCGGCCATCCATTTCTTATAGGCAGCAATCCTGGTAATGGTATAGTTAAGGTCTTCCTGCAAAGAAATAATCTGTTCAATCATGCCTTGGGCGAAAGATGAGAAAAGAAGATCAAGGTAGGTAAATTTGAATAAAGGAATCCTCTTTTTATACTCTTCGGGGATTGAACCTTTATATAAGATCTTCTTATTGGTATGGACTGCATATAATCCGTCTGGGTGGCGCGGACAGGGGACATTCCATCTTTCAAAAATCCGGACTGCGTTCTCATACTTTTCGGTTCTGGTTTCCTCGAGAAGATTTATCAACCTCTGTTCTGCCTCCGTCATCGTAATCTCTTCGGGTTCAACTTTCTGGTTGTATTGCTCCTCGATCTCATCTACAGTCAAAACCAACTGTTCAATCTTAAACTGCTTCATAGGATCCTCAAAGATATCAAAAGCATGTTTGACCTTTACTTCTACCTCTCCAATAGGAACAGTCGGCTCTATAATTTCTCCTTCTAAGAAAGTCTTGGCATAAGTCTTGGGGTTAAAATAAGGCTTAAGGTAGCCGGTGCCGATAGCTAGAATATATGTAAAAAGCCTTTTAAGAACCATAAGCATCCCAGCAAAATCCTGGCAGAGATTCGGATTGTGCTTATTCACCATCTGCCAGAAATCTTCCAAGACTTCCTGGCCTACCTGAGCAACGATTTTATCTCTCTCTGCACTCGTAGTAGCATCTACCATAATATTAGCTTTCATACTGAGCAACCTGGCTAATAAGGCCCTGAATAAAGGTAGGATATAATTGCAGACCCTTCGGACCTTCTTCTGGCGCAGCTCGTTTTTCAATTCCCAATGCACCCTTTCCTCGAGGCCAGAAGTAGCCATCTTGTCTATGGTAAAATAATGCTTACCGTAGAGAAAAGAGATATCTATTAGCCATTGTTTTTCAAAGGAGGACCTGTTCTTCTGGATGGTATCGCGGTCCTTAACCCACTTTTGGCATTGCTCTAATTCAGAGAGATTATCGTTTTTTTCCTTATCATTAAGCATGAGTTCTCCCTACTTTTTGATACCTGCCTCTACCGCGTCAGCAAAATCCTTCTTGTCAATACCGATAGCCAAGACATCGAAAGATACGCGATTATTATTTTCTACCTTCTCTCGGCCCCAGTGTGCGCTTTTCACCTAGCTCTATCATGTCTCCTCCCCCTGGTAAAATTTACCTTCTTTAGCCAACTCCCTAAAAAATTGCTGACGTTTCTGTCTAGAGTAACCTTCTGCAATCATTCCCCGATTCAATAAATTTATATATTTCAAAGCAGCATCTCTTAATCTAGTTAATCGCCGCTCCCGGAGTTTCTGTCTAATCCGAGAGACCAAACCTTTCAGCAGATGAACCAAGTTTAATCTCCTCTTCTAATTCCTTAACTCCTGGGATTTTCTCTTCCGGGGCATCTGCTTTAGACATCCCTAATCTAGTTAATAGGCTATCAATAAACCTTCGTAAATATGCGTTCTCTTGTTTTAAAATTTCACAAGATTTACATTTGCCAAACATAACTTCCTCCCACTATATACTCCTTGCTCCTTCTTTAGAGACCATATGCACTCGTTCTTCCTCAAAAGGTTGCAATCTTTCGATATCTTTCTTTACTGCATCCCAGAATTTAATTGCAGGAGAAAGTTCTGGCTGAGGTAAAACCGGGATCTCCGGCCTAGACATAATTGCGTATCTACCTTCATCTGCAGGATGATCTTCACCAGCTGTATCAAGGTCCTCTGGATCATGTTCATCATGGATACAGCCGGGAATGGTCCGGATAAAGTGTTTGCAGTTATCAGTTACCAGAAACCTTGCGGTTAATTCCTTAAATTGGTTAAAATAAGCTTTTAAGCCTTCCTTAAACCTTACCCAACCTACATTTCGTCTATTATCGCCTTTGATTATCGGAAACTTATCTCCTATAACCTCCTGCATTACCTGATACCCTGATTTACCTTTGGCCTCCCCTGTCTTTACCTCAAGGTGCTTATCGTGGTGCTGCCTATCCCCCCAGATGGCCGGGTCTGCTACCATATAGCGGATGTCTGTTTCCTGGGTTTTCTTATTTGTCGCTAAGATTAAATGGGCTAAATCAAAATAAGTGTAACCTTCAACATACAATTCTCTATACCGAATTAGAGTGCCCTCAGGAAAAACTGCATACCAACCTACAGAGGCAGGCTTAGAATACCCGTAATCTAATGCTAGGAATTTAGTATTAGGAAGTTCAGAAAGCATCTGTCTAAGTCTTGAGAAAGGAATGACATGCAGGACCCTACGCCAAGTATCAAAAAATTGGCCTTCAAATATATCCCAATCTCCTTCAAGAAGCGCCTTGCGATCTTTCTCAGGGAGGGCTTTAAGCCTGGCTAAATAACTTGGGTCATTCTTTAAGAGAATCGGGTTATCATAGACATTGGCAAATATGTAGCCTCTGGAAAGCGCGTCTGGATCATTCGGAGTCGTCTCTATATCTTCATCGTCTACCCTTTTAAAATATTTAGGTTTTCCGTCGGAAGAAAGTTTATCAATGAATCTTTGTTTAACCCAAGCATGGCCTACATTCCCGGGATTGGCGGTCGCCCTGATAAAAGGAATAATGTCCCGATCAGTAGAACGGCATTGTGCAGTAAGGAACAAATATTGTGTCTCAGTAAACTCTTCCAGTTGATCGAATCCTTCATAATGATACTCTTTACCTTGGTAATTATATTTATCCTGTTCGTTCTTACAATGACCGAACTCTAAGAAAGCCCTTGATGGCCAGGTCCAACGGCGCAATTCTCCGTTCCAGCAAGCTTTCTTACTAAACCAGCGCTGGGACCTATCAATTAAATCCTGTAATTTGGGGTAATTCCTGCGGAAGATGATTGCTTTGTAGTAAGGTTTGTCTATCTGGTAAGTAGCATCAAAGAGAAGAGCGTCAGATTTGCCTCCTCCTTTGGCCCCACCATAAAGTAACTCCGAGAGAGAAGACCTAAGAAATGTTTCCTGTTTTTTCTGAGGATGCCATTCCATCTTTTTTAGGTAGATAAATGCGCAAAAAGTCCCTTAATTCGTCCCCTGCCTCAACATCAGTTTGTTTTCTGTCTGGTATAAATTTCCTCATAACGGCAATAAGGATATTGTTATCCTTAAAGGCCTGGCGAACGAAATGCTCAAATAATTTCTTTTTTTCCTCTTTCTCTACTTTCCTGATTGCTTCCTGTAAAACTTCAAGAGAGAAAGCAGATCTTGCACCTTTAGGTTTCCCCGGATATCCTTTTACAAAACGACCCTTTTTATCGCGTTGGACTTTTCTGACGGATATTTTCTTAATTTTCCTTATCTTTCCCTTATTTATGGCCATCTTAAGTTAAAAAAAATATGCGTATCTTACAATACAAAAGAGGGCGTTAAAACCATCCTTCCAGGATAATTTCTTGCCCTCTTCTTTGCACCTAGCCTCATAGCTAATTGGGATTTCTTTTATCCGGTAACCTCCCCGGGCCATCTTTAATGTAATCTCTGGTTCAAAACCAAATCTATTTTGGGTTAACTGAATATTTTTTATAGCCTCAGCTTTAAAAGCCTTGCTGCCGGTCTCCATATCAGTCAACTGGAGGCCAGTAAAGAGATTAGTAAGCCAGGTAAGAAACTTATTACCTAAGAAATACAAACTCTTCATGTTTTGAATTCTACCTTTAAATCTACTGCCGTATACTACTTCGGCTTCGTTTTTTAAGAGAGGTTGAATCATATCTTCTAAATCAGCTGGATTATATTCTAGGTCCGCATCCTGAATTGCAATAATATCGCCGGTTGCAACTGCCAACCCGGACCTTATAGCCGCGCCTTTACCGCAATTAACAAAATGATAAATGATATGATTGACGCTTTGAAAGAGCCTGTTACGAAGAAAATCCTGAGTGCCATCAGTAGAAGCATCGTCTACTATGATAATCTCTACCCGAAAAGAAAGACTCCGTAAACAATAAATAATTTTTTCGATAGTCCTGGCTTCGTTATAACAAGGAACTATAATTGATACCATCTTACTTAAAGTATGATATATTTAAAAAAGTAAAACAAGCTCATTAACCGGTTCCTTTTGATTTTAAAAGTATTCTTCCGACGATGGATGCCGCATGGTCCAGTTGGTTACGAGCAACCTCAATCTGCCTCAATTTCCATATGATTTTTGCATGTTCTTTGGCTGTAAGAAACCGATGAGAATAAAAGAGTTTACGTAAGTATTTTTGCGGAATGTTTACATAGATACAATTCTTAGGTAATATTTTTTCTTTTACCATAAAATAAAAAAGGCAAGGGCTACTGTATAAACTTACAGTATTTAACCCTTACCTATGTAACTCGGCCTTATCCGGCTAGTTAATCGGGCAAGAATCCTTTGTCAGTTTTCTTTAAAAATATAACCTTAATTTTAGTATTAGAAATTAAGTCGCAGACCTCTTTCTTTATGGCGCCAGCATTGACTAACGTTACTAATGCTTTTTTCTCTATTTTTATAAGTGCCTTAACTGAGGCAAGCATCACGGAAGGGATATCCCAAAAATTATATATAGGTATTTTATTTACTTTCTTCTTCATCTATTTTCCTATCTAGAGGAATCTCTTCAATCCTTAAATTTTTAACCTTAAAAGGCAGACTATCCTTATGCTCTAATTCATAGTCAACCTTACTACCCCCGGCTAATTTAGAAATCAATTTTAGGATCTTCCAACAGTTCTTCTCTTCTTGATTCATACCTTTATGGTTTTATTATTCCTCCCCCTTGTTGAGGTCTATGAATTATAATCCCTGCGCGTCTTGCTCTAATCTCTGCCTTCCTTCTTTTTATATCGTCTAATGCCTCTTGAAGTGCCTGGACCTCTCCTAATTTACGATCTAGTTTCTTTTCATCCTGTAAGGCAAGACCGGCCTGGTAGAGGTATTTCTCTGCCTCATCTAAATAACCCATAACTCTCAATAACTGACCTAAGTTAAAATTGAGCCAATAATCATTAGGCCGGTAATGTAATCCTTTAGCCCAAGCCCGGATAGCTGAGAACTTCCTGTTCTTGCCGGATTCCAGAATTCCTACCCAGTTCCAACAGGCATAGTTATCCGGGAATTCCTGCAGATTCATCTCGATATAATCTTCCATTGATTTAAAGGCCGGCAGATAGTAAGAGATCTTGGTAGTATAAAAAGTCAAGAATATTGCTGCCATGTAATAGCCATAAGGTGCAATGCTTAATGTATAGGCGAGAGCCAGCATCATTCCTACCTGAGCCAAGTAAGAGTAGCGGTCTGTAATAGTCTGATAAAGGATAATAAAATTGCACCATTGACCGATAAAGAGGTTATACCAGAAAAGACCGAAACTTAAAGGAGTGCCCCAGAATTTAACGATTAAGAAAAGATTTGCTATCATTAAACCCACGCCGGCAAAAAATAGAGGGCAGACTTTTTGCCATTTCTCAGTATCTGAGGTCGCCAGACCGAAAGAATAACCAAATACATGAAAAATTCCTAGTCTCCGAGGGAATATGACATTAAAAGTATAATAGGCGTAGGTCTTGACGATAAAGATAAGTTTCTTTGGGTAGATATGGGTAAGTGGCCAGGTGGCGTATTTGCCTCTTTCAAACATCGTAGCGTTATCTTGAACCTTATAAAGAGGAACCCTGCCTCTAGAAAGAAAAACAATTAGTATATAGGGGATGAATATAAAAGTCTTAGTCCAGGGGCCGAGATAAAGAAACAAAAAAGGCGCAAAGGCCGGAGTAAGGTGCCAAAGAAGAGTAAAGAGATAAAAAGCTAAAGCCCAACCTTTTAAAATTACCATAAGCAAGACCATCATACAACTTACTCCGTAACCTATGGCATTAAGCCAGCAGGGGATCTGGTTGCCCCAAGGATTGACGCTGAATAATAATGCTGCTAAGAAAGAAACATTAGTCTTACCAAAAGCGATGTAAATAAGACAGCAGTTTATAATGTGGACTCCGAGGCGCTGGAGATGTTCTACTTGCGAATTATTGTAATATCGGCTTGTCAGTTGATACCAGAAGTTCTTGATAGGATTAGGATCCTTCTTTTGAGGGATAACATTGTCGTCGATTATATAGCCATAACGTAAAACCCGGCAATAGACTAAAAGATTAAGAAGGATTATTGTTAAAATTTTCTCGAGTTCTGACATCGTATACCTGACCTTTCTCGTCAGGACAGTAAATCTCGCCCTTCCTCACTGGAAATATCGAATGAAAAGATGCAGGGCATAAGATGTTAGGATCATTTATTTTAAAATCAAATATCTGCCCTGCCTTAAGGTAAAGACATTGGCCCTGCTGAATTATTATAATCCTTATCTGCCAATCAGGCCAATCAATAGGAAAGAGAAGCCTTCCCAGGATCCATTTTAACCCTCGTCGGAAACAAAACCAGCTGCGAGGCCTGCGTTCTATCCTCATCTTAATCCCTGTAAGGCTTGGACAACTGATTTCAAAGATATCCGAGATTGAATTATATAACAAAGATAAGAAATAAGGATAGGCAGTATGGTAAGCATCATAACAGAAACCTTCGCAGATATGCTGAGGCTGGTAAAATCTGTCTTTATACTTATGATACTTACATCTTTTTCTGGTCCGGACTGTAACTACAGTCGGAGATAAACTCCGAAAACAGGAAAACATCTCCCTCCTTGTGCATCGGACAAACGCGCACTCGCTTAACTATGACGTTATCCTTTGAAACCTTAACCCAAACTTCCCCTTTAGGACACTGGACGATTATAACTTGTTTAGCCCAAGTAAACCATCCTCCCTCTATAATAGTCAAAGCATAAGGATAAAGAGTATGGTATAAAGCTGGACAGATAGGGATTACAGGTAACATTATCTTCCTCCTCTTTTTAACTTACTCACTAATCTGATCCCATCCATAATCCCCCTTGCAGAAGTAAGTCTATCCCACTCCGGGATCCCCACGCAGAAACAATACTTACAAGACAAATCTCCTACATGCTCCCAGCAGACTTCCCAACCTTCCTTAAAGATATTCTTTGGCTCATAAAGAGAAACTTCATGCCATAAGGCAGCGCAGGGGTAAAAATCTCCGTTTGAGTCAATATAGAACATCTGCTGACCAAAAGGACACTTCTTCTTAAAATAATCCCCTTCTAACCGGATACTCTTAAAATCATGAGGATAATGAATCATATAATCCAAGGACTCATAGGAGAAGAGGACCGGGGCGCCTTGCTGCTTCTTCATTTTAAGCAGAAGATAAAGCTTACGGACATCCTCATCATCTAATAAGATTTCTTTCTCCAGAGACTTCTGCGATAAAGGAAACCCTGCAGCCAGGGCAAAGGTCACAGGAACTCCCCTCTCTAATAACCAATTTATGTTGACAGGTGTCGCGGTCTGTTTAGTCATAACCGCATTGATTCTAGTAGGAATTTTGTTTTTCTTAAGTAGGACCAACGCATCAAAAACTCTCTGCCAATTCTGGCGGTTTGCCTCATGAGATTTTTTCATACCATCAAGAGAAAGCATTACGATATCACATTTCTTAAGGAGTTTTAAATTCTGCTCTACTAAAAGGCCATTAGTGGTTATATCACAGATACACTTGCGGCCCCGGATCTGGTCTATCAGCTGCTCGATCCCGGGGAAAAGTAAAGGTTCGCCTCCCATCAGGCAAATTTGTTTGCAACCGCGGTCTGTTAAAACATTAACCATAGCGAGCCACTCTTTAAGAGTAAATTCTTGCTGATCTCTATTACATTCCAAGAAACAATACCGGCACTTCATATTGCATTGAGAGGTTAAAAGAAGATAGGCTACAGCCGGGACCCGAAAATTGAACTTCCGGGCCTTCCAGATGGTATAGAAAAGAGAAACTTGTTTAAGCATATGTGCTTCGCTTAATTTCTTCATCATCTCCTCCCTATCTTAAAAAATACTGAATTAATAGATTCATACAAAATTTTAGGTTTTAAGAATTGCCGCGCTATGGCCTTTACCCCATGAAAATTTACATAGAATTTCCTGTAAGCATACCGGCCAAATGCCTTAAGTCTCTCCGGATCCCAGTTACTTTGCTCGAAATAAGGAATATAGATCTGGAATTGTGCAGTATCAGGTTTTAATTTACAGGCCCAGTTTATTGTATTCATTACTTCTTCTTCAGTCTCATCAATCCCGATCATAAAGTCGCCATGGATCTTAAGGCCGACTCTTTTAGCATCATCGGTAAAATCTTCCATCTGGGCTATACTTATACCTTTATTGACTTTTAGTAAAGTCCCGGGATTACCACTCTCATATCCTACATGAAGATTAAGACAATTAGCGTCTTTCATTTTAAGTAAAGTGCAATAATCTATATTTGCCCTTACTAGACATGACCAAGGAATCTTTAAATGCCAAAGAATTTTTTTACAGGAAAAATCCCAACCTCTCTCTTGGGAAAAAGTATCATCTTCTATCATTACAGATTTAAAGGGTGTTCTTTTCTCAATAAATTCTATCTCCTGCATTACATTCAGCATTGACCTCTCAGTATAATCTTGCTTATAGGTCTTAGGCCAGAGACAAAAAGTGCATTTACCCCACTCACAACCCCTACCAGTTAAGATATCTACAAAAGGATATGGCTCTGAGGGAGTATGGTAATACTGATATTTAAGGTGCCGTAAGAAAAACTCCGAGACAAAAGGTATCTCATCTAGTTCCGGACCGCTCAGATGCCTCCCGACGATGGGCTTCCCGGGATCTACTTTTCCTTCTATCCAGGATAATACTCCATCTTCTAAGCCGCCTTCGATGCCGGGGTCTTTATATCTGTTTGCATTTAAGGCGTAAAAAGGACCAATTAGTTTGGTATTGGGATATCTCTGCCGCCAGACTTGAGCAACCCTTAAATCGAACTCGAAACTCTCGTCTCCGGGGTAAATGCAGATATAATCAGGATGGAAGACTTCAAGTTCAACATTAACCTCTCTGCCGGTCATGTTATAGGCCTGAGCATCCAAGATCTTAACTTGATAACCTTTAGATCCTAAATAGGCACCACAATAACCCAAAAGCATAGGCCACCACTGGGCCCCGCACCAGGAGACGAAATCACACCTAGCGTTGCGCATGTAGTTCGGCTTATAAGGAAGACTGATTAAGAGGATTCTTTTCATTCTTTATGTTCCAACATTTTAAATTTTGTTTGTTCTAATTTCTCAAATAGAGTCTGACCCTCCAGATTAACTTGAATATAAGGCATAAAAACTTCCTGAATCTTAACCATGTCGGTTTCAACTAAAGCTAATTGGGCTTGTAACCACCTTAATATTTGTCGCCAAGCAACGCGTTTTGCCTGGATGGTATCATCTTCAACCTTATGATGTAATCGTTCTCCTTTTTCTCTCCGTAAAATAAAGTTTTGGTGAACAGTTTGCCATCGACAAGGCAATCGAAAAGGAATATCTTTACCAAAAAGATTCATCTGAAAGAATACAGCGACGATTTCTCTTTTTTCATAAGTCATCATAATGCCTTTACAACCATACCGACCAAGCAACATCTGTATTTCGGTTACTGTTTTATTAGGCTCAATCCTTGTAGTTTCCATGTATAAAATTGTCTTATTCATTTTGGAAAATCTGGTAATTTTAAATTACTAATAATTAATTCCGTTGCCTTCTTTTTTGTTTTAGTAGTTTGATAACCTACAGGGACTTCTTTAATATATATCCTTCTCCTTTTTACTTCACGGCCCATATTGACACATACGGCGCAAATCCTTCTCGCCAAGGTTTGCCGTCGCCCCAATGATAATTTATCTTTACCTCACAGAATCCTAAGGTATCCTTAAGATAAGCCGCAATTACTTCCCCCCGGATCCCTTGACTATGAACCTCCGTGGATTGATAAAGGTCCTTTTCAACCTTATACCTTGCCGGCGCGTTACGAAACCATCTATAAATTACCAAAAGAACCTTAAAATTCCTGTAAAAATTCCAGTCCAAGTCAAGATCTGAATAAAATACTCCCCCGCGCTTTAATACTCTTTCAACTTCCTGTAAAATTTCCTCCGTGCATGTAAGATGATGTAAGGTAGATAGACAAATAACCTTATCAAACATATTACTTTTAAAAGGCAACCTATGAGCATCCCCACATATACGAAGACAATCTGCCCTAATTTGCTTAAGCATATTAACTGAAATGTCATAGGCCGCTACGTTCTTTAAGGGCCTTTTGCCTTTACCCATCCAGTAGCCGGTCCCGGCGCCTATATCAAGAATCCTCTCTGTTACCAAAAGTAATTTCTCAAATGAGCCGGTATATTTAAATTGCCCTAATTTCGTAAGTAGATACTCCGAAGCTACTTTACGTCTGCCGTCTGCTTCTTCATATCTTTCTGCCACCAGTTCGTAAAGTTCTTTATTGGATCGCGACGTGGAGTCCAATATAATTCCCTCCTTGCTTTTGCATTAATGTAGTATTTATATAAAAAGGCATTATCTACCAGAAAAGGATTGGCAAATAGCCTTACGATCTTACGGCTCCATCGAGGCAGAGGAATCGCGTATTTGTGCAGCTGCCGGAAGGTTATGTTTAAATCTGTAAGGAGATACTTGTTACCGGGCTGGCCATTTTCCATGGCAGCAATCATCCCATCCGCTACATCATGAACATCTATGATATTGCATCCTCCGGGGGGAGCTACAAGAGAAAGAATTGCCCTGGTTGTAGAAGGCATAACTATAACTGAGGGGATATCCGGGTTCTGAAAACAAATACTCTCGGCTACACACTTTGAATAAACATAAGGATTGGTCTGCGGATCACCAATAAAATAAGTCTCATCCATTAAAATATTAGAAGAATCAGTCAAACCGGTAACTAAGGCTGTGGAGGCAAAAACGATCTTTTTAATATGCCTTGCTGCCCTGGCGGCAGCGAATATATTGGCGGTTCCTTTTGTGTTGATAACAAAAATTTCCTGTGCGTCTTTCTTACAGAAACTTACCTTTGCTGCCAGATGGTATATGTAATCGACATCGCTACAGGCTTCTATCAACTGGTTAATATCCAAGATATTCTGGCCGGTCGAAGTAGAATATCCTATGACGCTATATCCTAAAGCCAAAAGTTTCTCAGTCAAGACTCTACCTATAAAGCCTGTGTGTCCGGTAACGAGACATCTACCCATAAAATTTTCCGAATTTTTCCTTTTTAAAGCTTTTTCCAAAGGCCGCCCTTCTCTCCGGCTATGCAACTTAGGGCATATTCCTGGAACATCTTGACCTCCAACATCCTCTCCCTGATTTTCCATAACGCTATCCTCCTTAAATTCCCAAAAGGAATTTGTATAAAAGGGCAGGCAAATACTTCTCCGTAAGGGTTAATATAAATGATCTCTTTTGCTGCACCGCAACCATATTTATAGTAATTGGCCTGAAAATCGGTCCGGACATAAGGATATTTTTCCTCCCAGTATCTTATATAACCGATATCTGACTCGGTAAGCATAATATCATCTTTACCTTCCCACCGGCCAATCGGAACTGGAAAAATTATCATTAGAATTATTTTGTATTTTAAAGAAATGCTGATTAACCGGCTAAAAAATCTTCCTTCGGTAATAGCATGAGAAGTCAAAACTGTAGCAATTGTAACTTTCAAACCCGCAGCTAAGGCATTGTCTAGTGCCCTTGTGAAAATATTAGTTTCCTCAAAAGTATATTTTCTAAATTCATCCATACTAATCGTTACAATATCCACTCCCCAAGATTTTAACTCCTTGGCCTTCTCGTAAGTTAATAAAGTCCCATTAGTAGATACGGAGATAAGATTCTTATGTGGCTGCGCTGCTTTAATGTAATCCTTAAGGTCCGGATATAATAGCGGCTCTCCTCCTTGGAATGAGAAATTAACCGCGCCTAACTTCATCGCATCTTTTACTACTTTTGCAAAGAAATGGGGCGGCATCCGGCCAAATTCCCTCTTGTTGTAATAAGAAAAACAATGAGGACAAGAGAGATTACATTTGTAACCTATGGCCAGATCCACATAACGTAGGAGACACTTTTCAAATATTAAAATCCGGATAAAATTCCAGATAAGTCTTAAGATAAGTAGAGGTTTTTTAAGATTAAAGGCGTATTTAAAATTTATCAAGAATCGTCTCATAAATTCCCCCCCCATCTCTTGGTTACGGTAATGTCTGTGTTGCAAGCGCATACATTATCCTGGGTTACTTGCCTTTAATAACCCCATCCCATATTCAAGAATTTTTAGTTGCATTGCTGACTCGGCGGCTGACCAGGCTGACTCGGCGGCTGACCAGGCTGACTCGGCGGCTAACTCGGCGGCTGACCTGGCGGCTGACCAGGCTGACTCGGCGGCTGACCAGGCTGACCTGGCGGCTAACTCGGCGGCTGACCTGGCGGCTAACTCGGCGGCTGACCTGGCGGCTAACTCGGCGGCTGACCAGGCTAACTCGGCGGCTTCTTTATTTTTTTTAGATGGATTTTTTATACATTTTTTAGCCGCCTCGATTGCCTCCCTTGGTCTTTTATCATCGGGATATTCTTTCTCATAAATATCAATAACCTGTTCAGCGGCAAAAACTGCGTAAGATACATAATCGTAGTAAGTCATAACTCTGACAATGAACCAGTTCGCCCAGTCATATTTCTTATCTCTAATAAGAAGTTCGAGTATCTTAATTGGAGCTCGTTCTTTCTTGTCCCACCAATCGCCTACCGCTTCTCGGCAGGGTTGGTTCTGCTTAATCCAGTCTTCGGTGATTTTGGAAATAATGGGTTTCATTTTATTCTCCTCCTCCTATTTTTTAATTTCCAATAAGCCCTCCATCTTCTTAATCTAAATCTCCAGAACTCTTGAAAATTACCAGGAACTTTCAACTCCCCTACTTGTATTGTTCTAGAATAAACTGTCTTCATTCCTTTCTTTCTGGCTACCTGACTTATATAAATATCTTCCGCAATAACATGAGGAGGAAATTTATCTAACATCTCCCGCCTCCAAGCACAGCATGTCCCTACAACAGAATGCCCAGTTAAGACTCGAATTTTATTAGTAACATGCCAATAAAGTTGTTCTAACCAATAGCTCGATACAGGATAAACCCAGGCTCCTACTACCCCTATTCTAGGATCCTGAAAAGCTTCTGCGATTCTCCTAAGGCAATCTTTTCTCATTAAACCGTCTACGTCCGTAGAAACTATAATTTTACCTTTTGCTAAAGCTAAGCCGTAATTTAACTGACAAATTTTATTCCTAGAAGTAAAACAAACTTGCGCATCCCAATAATGCTGGAGAATCTCCCAGGTCCCATCAGTAGAGCCACCGTCCACGCAAATTATCTCAAAAGGAGAATAATCTAGCGCCTTTAGATTGGCCAATTTTACTTCAATGATGTCCCTTTCGTTATAGACCGGCACTATGACTGAGATGAAAGGGTAGCAGGTTTCGCTGCCCCTGCCGGACTGATACATGCATCCCTCCAATTATTTAATAAATTTATTAATTTTTCTTTACAGAATACGCAGATCTCTTTTTCTTTCGTCAAGGGTTTGCCATCGGGAGTCTCTACTTTTAATTTCCTCATATCTACTATTGGTATCTCCCGGCTACAGAGATCGCAAAATTTTTTGTCCATAAAGGCCTCCTTTTTTAAAGAGAAGGTTGAAAAATTTAGTTTTCTTTAAAATCTTTTTAAAGATACTTATTTATATATTTAAGAATTTCTTTAAGATATTTTTAAAAGCTTTAAAAGCTTTAAAGCCTTTAAAGGAGATTATTTCCTAATTTAACCTTTTATTTCTCAATAGGTTATTAAAAAGTAGATTCCGTCACTCACCCGAAAATACCCTGTGCAAAAGTCTGTGGATAACTTTTCGTAAGTGAATTTGTGAATAAATCTGTTTATATCCGCCATAAGTCATAATCTTTGTTGAGAGTTACAATAAATCGTTCCTTGCTTCTTATGGTTATTATTAGGATTTTTCTGTCGTGGAGATCCATCAGGACGCTTTTAATGCCTTCTTTGGTAAAGCCAGTCTTTGTAGCATACGCTTGATAATTAGTTTCTACTGACTTATGCCTAAAGCCATAGGTTATCCGGATAGTATAAAATATACACTTCTGCCAGGCACTATTATTTATTCGGTATATAACGGCCTCTAGTAATTCATTACAGATCTTGGTATAGCCATGCTCCAACTGAGGATTCGCCATCTTTTATACTATTGTAAATAGACTATCCGCATCTACCAATCTATCGCCTTTGAGACTTAGTCCATCAAGCCAGATTTCCTTTGGGTTAGTAAAAAATGAGCAGACAACCGGCTGCCAGCGCGTAAAATTTCTGTATTCTTTACTAACCCAGGTGCGGAGAGATCTGCCGCCTTCGGTTTTAAAAAAAATAGCATAGCAGATCCTTCCAGACCGGCTGGATACTTCTTTAATCTTAATGATTTTGGCTTTCATTAGTCCGCTGGTTCTTTAACCGGTTTCAAATGAATAACCCACTTAGATTCTCCAAAAACTAACTGACGGACTTTCATAACTTCAAGATGAGCGCCCACCCAATGTTCAGTTAAAGGGCCGAATCTCTCCGCTATATTTTCACGGTTAGTCCGGTTTATCGTCATTTTTTTGATCTTACCCGTGGGGAGTTTCATCCCTATCTGTAAAACCATCTTTTCTTCTTCATCTTCCCGACGGAAATTCGTAGTAATTATTTCTCCTGGATCCATAATTTCCAGGATATCTCCGTCTTCTACATCACTTGCGTTAATAAATACGTTTAGGTCTCTTGTATCTGGCATGTGTCTCCACCTCCTCTTTTATCTCTCGTTCTATATCTTCATCGGCGCAGAGATCTAAATATGCGTTTATTTGTTCTATCGTAGCATTTACAGGTAACACTTCACCTCCTCTCATTTTTTAATCCTGATCTTTTTGGGGTATTTAGCTATATCGCTGCAAAAAGGACAAGGGGTATACATCCGGCCCCTTAAATATAATTTTCCTCTTCCACAATGAGGGCAGAGTTTTACTCTCGGGTAGTCTTCAGGGTTACGTTTTGTTGGCCGGTATCTCTTTAAAATATTCTTATCCGAGGTAACGATAGTCATTTTATTATTAATACACACATTATCAAAATTGCCACTGTGCCTATCAAGCAACCTGCAACGATTAAACCATTTATTGCATGTTCGTCGTAACGATCCTTGTAGTATTTCTCAAGCGCGTTATAAACTTCCGGTGCTTTCGGCATCATAAAGACCTCCTTAAATAAAAAGGCCGCTGCTTGGCTACTTTGACCCCCGCAACCCTTTCGGGCAGCAATTGCATTTCACCAGAGCAGCGGATTTTGATTTTTGGGTTAATAAAAAATTGCTTTTTACTGCGGGGGATTTACTCATAATTTTTATCCTTTCAATATCATCATCGTAAATAAAAAAACCGATTGGATTTCTCCAGTCGGTTAATATTATTTAAGTAAAAACGATTAGTTAGTTACTTATCGTCGAGGTTTACCTACCTTATATCTTATGTTAACTTGATGGCAGGATATATGGCAGGTTAACCAACTGGACTGAAAAGAATTACATAAATTGTCAAAGAGTAACTTTAAAGAGCAATTCTTACTATAAATCTAAATTTTAACTTTGTCAACACTTTTCTTTCTATGTCTGCATTTCCACATGGTAATCTTTCTTGCGCATCTCAGCATTGGAAGAAAATCTTGAATAAGGCACCCTACCTTCGTATTTCTCCTGATTCCAAAGAGGATGATTCGGATCTACCGGCTCGCCACTATCTATAATCTCATAATGCACCCACCAACTGCCGCGTAGATTTCCTAGAAGATAAGCCAGGCGTAAGATTACATTGTGGCTGACGGAGACCCGGCGTTTAGACATCATAGAGACATAGGCCCTGGTGATACCTAAAGCCGCAGCCATTTCTCCATCTGTGCGCCAACCCTTTATATGCTTGATTCTCGCCACCTCCCATTTTTTAAATACCAATTTTAAATTGGGCGCAGGATTAGGTAACATAGATTTACTTTTGCGGAAAATACCATTTAACTTAAACATAGGGTTTATCCTCAACCTTTCTACCCCCTATTTTTTACTGACCCTTTAAATGCTCCCGTATATATTCAAAATAACATTTTCTATTACAGAATTTTTTACGTTTCCCCTGATAACTTGGAGGAAGATAAATCGGTTTACTGCAGTTAAGACACATTTCATACTTGCCTGTTTTTTTGCGTCCCATAAATACCTTTCATTGATTGCAAACTATATAACATATTTTTCAATGATTGTCAAGAAAAAACTTCTACCGAGTAAGCGCTTTCAATAACTTCCTCAACGCTTTCGACGATAAATGGACTTTTGAAAGACCGCATTCATTAAGAAAAAATCTTAAATTTATCAGTTGTTTAGTTTCTTTTATGAGTTTTTTGGTAAGCATCTCACCACCTCCTACTATAATAGACGTAAGAGATGGCAAAATCTAACAGGATTTTTTGGTAGGATTTATTTATCTTAGAAGTAACGGAACGGTTCCCACAATACTTGCTCCACGCAGACTTTCTTCTAACCAATCCTTACTTATAAAATGGCTCACTACAGCCACAAGAGCAGCATTTAAACCGCACCGGATCCCGAATCCCAACCAATGGCCAGAAGCCCAGGCGTAGAAGATCGCGGAGAAAGCTGTAAAGAAACCATGCAGACCGTAATGATACCATTTATAATCTTTTGGCTTAGGTAGGAAATAACGGTAAGTAGTCAAAGCGGCAAAAAGTAACCCAAACGAAGGGATAAGGGATAATGCCTGCCAGAGGCCTTTTATACCTCCTAAAAGCCATAATAAGGCACAAAAACAGGCACTTACGCCGATATCCCTAAATTTGGTATTCCAGCCGGCCCTGCCTCCCAGCCGGTATAAAACTGCTCCTATTGCAGAGAGAATAGCTAGAATCCCTAACTTTTTAACCTTCATTGATAATGATTACTATTCTTACTATTTAAAACTTATCTTTATTCCCTTATACTCAATCCCATCCGGAGTGCGGAATTTCCCGAATCGTATCTTTAATAATATCCTAACCCATAACGGGAGTTCACCCGTTTTTAGGTAATGGAGGGTTATTTTTAAGATAACCCTCATTGACCAGGGGACTACTTTTTTGGGTCGCTTCTATGCTTTAGCCAATTGGCTAAACTTACTAAAGCGCCTGCGATTAAACTCCCTATAGTTACCTCAGCGATATTTTTAGGAATAAATTGAGTAACCATAGAAGGATTGGCCGCTATATATGCCACTATAAAAGTAGCTATACCTAACAACCCTTTGATACCTACTTTAGACCAACTCATACGCCCTCCTTTTTTAAACCGTTCCTTTTCTGGATATCCTCATATAAAGCATCAAAAGTCCTCAGTAATCCTCCCACTATCGTAAGAACCCTCAACTGACTGATTTTAGGTTTATGGACCTCATCTGAAAGGGACCTTAACTTGCCGGCAACATTAGCTAAATCATGAAGGATATTGCTGTTTACTAGAACTTTCTCTTCCATTTTTACTTGACAAGGATAGAATCCTGGGTTATGCTTAATGGTGCGATGAAGACCAAAAAAATTCGAGAGATTATTTCAACTTTAATTCTTCTTGGCATCTTTGTTTGGATAATTATTTATAATTTCAACCGCCTTTTCAATCCCCCCAAACTCCCTAGAGGCCTTCAGAAATACTACGAGGCTTTTCCTCCTCCTCCTGAAGAAAGTATAAACTTAGGGCGATATAATTAACTTAGTGGTAATATCCTTCCTCAATAAAAGGATTGTTTCTCCCTTTAGCCGGAGTAACTAACCAAATCACACGAACCAAAATCGCACCAACAAATACCCCAATAAGCAATAAAGTAGAGATAACTAACTTTATATCTTTAATCGTATCCGGCTTGAGCCAATTCCTTTTGTATCCTGACATTTATCTCCTGGATCTTCTTAAGGTTTTTCTTCTCCTCAGCAACCCTTAGGTCCTTAAAGTGCCACTTGATAAGCCTGTTATAATAATATTGTAGATCCCTAAGTTTATCTAATTCCTGACGAGTAGCTATATCAGCCTGTTTCCTCTGGGATAACCTCTCGTAATCAGAAAAGAATGAATTTAACTGTCTTTGAGGTCTCTCCGGCATCCTTTGTAAAAGTTCCCCTAAGATAGGTATGTCGGCTTTCTCTTTTATCGGCCTAAGCGGTATTTGCTGTATGCCTCCGCCAGTGTAAGAATTCAAGAAATAATCTATCTGGATAGGAGAAAATTCTATCCCTAAAGTATTAAAACCCTTTGAAAGTTGCTTTGCAATCTCGGTAGTATAGTATCTGGATCTTTCCGTAGTAGGTAAGAATTTCATACCTTCTGATTCTATTGATCTACCTAAGAAATCCTTATTTTTCCACACTTCTATTAAAGGTTCTAAAACCGTAGGTGTTATATCCGGAACCTGCATCCTGATCTGCTGCATAAGACCTTCTACATAAACAGGGTCTTTCTCTTCCATTGTATCCAAAGCAGCCAGAGGCACAGAAGCAAAAATAATCCCCAATTCAAAAGGAATGGGTAGTCTATATATAGTATTTCCTATCTCTAAGAAAAAGTTATTATATTTATAGGACGGTGGTAGATTCTTATACCATTGTTTCTTGCGATTATGATTCCAGAGAAAGATTGCCGGTAAGGTAAGCCAAAGCAACCCTTTGACTATAATCCCGACCGGATTAGCCCTTACCTCTCTAAAGAGTTTCTCTGGACCGCGGATAGCCACATTAAAGAAAGCTGATACGGCATTTACCCGCTTAGCAGCAAATCCTGACTTAGTAAAATTTACCGTAACATCCTGAGCATCATTAAAAGCCTGAATAAACCAATCCTCCTCGGACCAATCCGGATGTTCCTTTTTATATTTATTATACATACCCTCTATTTCCATGGTCCTTGGCGCTAATTCACTCCAAGATATTAACTCTCTCATATTTTGTAAAAATGCCGAAAGAGATTTTATAGGATGTTTGCATACCTTTAAACTTTTACCAAGAGGACTCAATTTCTGCCATAATAATTCATCATATACGGCCATCCTAGCTGCCCGGTCAAATCCCATCATACCTGCTAAAGATCCTCCGCCGAATTTGAACCTCCAAGCGATGTCCCCGGGTTTAGCAGTTAACTCTTTATATAGACCTACCGCAGGATCAAAGATAGTGGCGAATTTTCTTTTTGAAAACAAAGCATAAGTATAAGCATCCCTAAAAGGATTCCTGACTAATCCAAATGCAAATCTTAGTCCGGTAGCTCCCAACCTTCTTAATTTTGCGAATGGAGAAAAGAGTTTTATCAACAGGTTCGCTTGCAACTGATCTACTCCGCTAATCGCCCGGTAAAGGTCCGGATGGATCTCATAGAACTTGCGCTTGCCATCTTTCCAGATTGAGACGATATTATCTTTGCCCCTATATTGCCAACCCTGGGTAAAGACAGTTAAGACAGAATTTATATCCGCATCCCCTATCTCTATCCCCAACTGCTCGAGGGAATCCTTAAGTCTTTCTAAAGTAAAGGTAGTGGCCTCCATAGGCGCCGGGACCTCAATAATAAATCCTCCCACGCCTTGTTTCTCAGCAAGGTCAGCAATCGCCTTGGCTATCTTTATCTTCTGAGCCTTAGCGATAAACTCCGTAGCTTGGCCGATCATAGCTTCAATAGGGTTAATTATAGGCCTACCAGACCCTTTAATTACCTTGACTGCCTGGCCCTTATTTACCATACCTCCGGCTCCCCGGATAACCTGCATCTCATCTATAAAGGCGCGCTTAAAAGGCATATAGATAGGGTTAAGATCTCTCATTAACTTTGCCTCATCAGGGCCTAACCCACCGGCTCTAACTACCCAGTCAAGTAAATGGTTATTCCAGGCAGTTACTTCATCTAAAGTTTTATCCCATATATCTGACTTAAACTTATCCACAATATACTTAGCATCATCTATATCTATCCCAGATTCAATTCCTCTTTCATCAAGCTTAATTGCTCTTTTTGAAACTCCATAAGCGATAAATTGCTTCATTTGTTTATTAGGTATGGGCTTTAAAATCTCTACCAATCCCGGGCCTACAGGGTTACCAGTCTCATCTATTGCCTTCTCCATCACAAAAGTCCTAGCTATCACAGAAGCTTTAGACTTAGCATAAGTGACCAAGGTAAAAGGGTCCTGGGAAGGTCGGAGTTTTTCACCGGTCCCTGGTTTTAAACCCATCTCGTCTTCTATTTTCTGCATAAGGTAAAACTCATCATTCCAGTTTTTTAAAACCCAATCCTTAGCCTTTTCAAACTTATACCGCCAACCCGGCACCTCAACATGTTCTCCTT